AGAGACAGTTAAGTTATGCGACTATGTCAATGTAGAATTTCCTATAATGGGTGTTAGTGCAGTTGCTAAATGTATAAAAACTATCTATGATGTACTTACTAAAAGATATGAGAACATAGAACTTGGCGAGGCTAAATCTAATATTGCTCGTACTATTGCTGATGGATTTCAATCCGCTTCACAAAAGATTGCTGAGATCAATACTTACTTTAGTAAAGAAGTAGATACAATCAAAATAGGACTAGCTGATATTGACTTTGCCATGGTTAACAAAGTTGATACTGAGGAATTAGAAGCAGGTTATGCTCATCTTGTAAACGGATATATAGATTTGGCTCAAATCGGAGACGCAACAATAGGACATGCTAAGATTGCCAATGCTGCGATAGAGACAGCCAACATTAAGGTTGGAGCAATAACAACCGCCTTATTAGGTACGGCTGCAGTAGATACAGCACAAATAAAAGATGGTAGTATTACTGATGCTAAAATCGTAGACTTAACTGCTAATAAGATCACTGCTGGAACTATCGATGCTTCTGAAATTGATGTTATTAACTTGCATGCAGTAAATATAACCGTTGGTACAATCAATGGCGTACAGATTACAAATGGTGCCATATCATCAACTAAATTAGGGACAGGTGCCGTTACAACAGCAAAAATTGCAGTAGGTGCAATAACTGTAGATAAGATAGCAGCAGGAACTATTACTGGTGATAAACTAGCATTGGGAACAATAGCAGCACAAAATCTAAATGTCACAAGTCATATGCTGTATTAAGGGGGATTATTAATGAGTAAAAAACGCACAAGTAAGAACATGAGAAAAAATATTAAGACATCAATTGAGGGTGCCTTGGAAGGAAAACTCCAAAGCATTCTACACGACATTGAATATAGACTCGATTGTCTGTATCAGAAATCAGAGCAGAATTTAACAGGTATGGCTATGAAATTAGGAAGTAGAGACTTGAACTTAGCAAAACATCAGTTAGATGGATATACTATTACAGATAATACACCTACTGGATCAATTGCCTGGACATCATGTAATGTTGTTTATAAGGGGACTAACTATCCTATTACGAATGGTGCTACTGCATTGAAATTTGTATACTGGACATTAGCTCAAGTAGACAAAACTATATTCTTAACTAGTAATACTAAACCAACACTTGGTGAGGATGATGTTCTTGTATTTATAAATGATGGTGGAATACACAGTACTGTAATGGATACATTCAAATCTGGTTATGCAATGCTTGATGGTTCTATAACTGGAAGTGAAATAAAAGCCGCATCAATAGCAGGAGCAAATATAGTAGCAGGTGGAGTAGGAACTACTCAAATAGCTAGTGGAGCAATAACATCAACTTTAATTGGTGCAGATGCAGTAACAACAGCTGCAATAGCTACAGGAGCAGTTACAAGTACTGAACTAGGAGCGGGAGCAGTAGTTGCAGCGGCAATAGGAACTGGTGCAGTAGGGACTACAGCTTTAGCAGCAAATGCAGTTGACGGAACAAAGATAGCCACGGGTGCTGTTGCAACAGCCAATCTAGCAGCAAATGCCGTAGATGCTACTAAACTAGCAAATGGTGCTGTAGGAGCCACTCAGATAGCTACTGGTGCTGTCGGAGCCACTCAATTGGGAACAGGTGCAGTAACCACTATTAAAATAACAGCAGGAGCAGTTGACTCAGCAGCACTAGGAGCAAATGCGGTAACCACTGCTAAACTAGCCCTGACCTCTGTAGATTCAACCATCTTAGCAGCAAATGCGGTAACCTCTGCTAAGATAGCCACGGGTGCTGTTGCAACAGCCAATCTAGCAGCAAATGCCGTAGATGCTACTAAACTCGCAAATGGGGCAGTTGGTACAACTCAATTAGCAGCTAATGCTGTAGATAGTACAAAACTAGCAAATGGTGCAGTTGGTAGTACACAGATAGCTACGGGTGGTGTGGCAACTGGTAACCTAGCAGATGCAGCAATCACAGGCGTCAAAATAGGAGCAGGAGCAGTTGCGGCAGATAAGTTAAATACCGCCATGCACATGTTATTTTAAACATTTTAGGACTGAGGTGAGGATATGGCTTATACAATAGAAAACAATCTACCAAGTGCTGGGTGTATAAGATGGACAAATCTACATATGCAATATTTAGGAACCAATTATACAATTGTGGATGGATATACTAATTATATCTATGTATATTGGACACCAGCTACCCCAACAACTCTTGTAGTGTCAAATACATTCCCAACTCTTGGTGTAAATGATTGTCTTATTTTCTTAAATAAAAGTGGAACAGCCGTTGTAGTACCTTCTGCCACAGTTCTAAATGGTGACCTAATAGTTCCAGGTAGTATTGTAGCTAATGCTATTGCTGCCAATACTATTACGGGAGATAAACTATTAGCAGGTACTATAACTGCAACTCAAATAGCAGCAGATGCAATAACTGCAAATCAAATAGCTACAGGGGCAGTAACCGCCGATTCATTAGCCGCGAATGCTATAGGTGCAGGAGCCATAGCAGCAGATGCTATAACATCAGACAAAATAGTAGCGGGCGCCATAACTACAGCCAAGATAGCAGCAAATGCAATAACCTCTAACGAAATCGAAGCAGGTACTATACAGGCCAGTGATATAAAATCATCAACTATAACAGCTACTCAGATAGCAGCAGGCACGATAACAGCAGCAAAAATAGCAACTGGAACCATAACAACCACTCAGTTGGCATCCACAGTTGGTGCTGGATTGGATATATCAAGTAATACTAATATTACATCAAGGGCTACTAAGACCGAAATGGCTAAGTACGTAGGGTCCAGAGGCGAAAATCTAGTAACAAATGGCACCGGATTGCTTGGAACAAATCAAAATTTTAGTTCATTTCTATTTAGTGGACTAGACGCCTATGGAGCAAGCGGATCATTTAAGAGTGGGGATTATCAAGCTGGATATAGTATTGATGAATTGATCCCAGTAAACCCAGATAAAAATTATAGATTTGGTTTCTATGGAAAGACAAACCCCTATGTTGGGGCGCACTACTATGGAACTGTATCTTGTTTTGATGCTGATGGTAATGGAATATCTCCCGACCATACTATGCATATAGGGTCTCTTGCCACATTGACACAAGATTTAAAAGCAGGAGATACGGTCATGAAATTATCTACAACTGCGGGTTGGAACAATGCAGGAAATGGATATCAACGAGGGTTAATAGCATGGAATTATGTAAATAGTTTCGGTTATCTATATCCACCAGAAACATATAGTAGAAATACTTATGGTGACTATACATTAGGACTTTGGTCTGCAGGAGGTATAGTTGATGGTACTACCATTAATTTAAGGGTCCCTTGGTCTGGAGCTACAATACCTTCAGGTACATCTGTAAGTAATAAAAGTTCAGGAGGAACCTACAAATATCCAACTAATTGTAGTGGAATTGCAATCCCAAATGTATGGACTCCATATACAGGAGTTATAGGAACAACAGATTTAAGTGGAACAAGTTATGGTAATAAGTTTCATCCAGGTACGGCTGCTATAAAAATAGGTTGGTTAATAAATCGAGATATTGCTGGGTCTACAGTATGGTTATCTAATATAAGTTTCAATATTGACTTAGCTATACAAGCTGATTTAGATGCTGCTGTAACTAGAATATCTACGGCTGAAACAAAAATAACACCAGCAGCAATAGTATCCACAGTTAGAACATCAACAGAATATGTTAATGACCTGGGCGAGAAACAGACAGTTGCTCAAGTTAAGTCGACAATAGAACAGACACCGGCAAGTGTATTGATAGGATTCAATGCTATAAATCCAAATGTCCAAAATTCCGCGGCGGGTGAATTCATAGTATCAAATGCCAAATTCCGTATGAAAAATGCAGCAGCAAAGGATGTATTTTATGTGGAGACTGGTGGTCTAACTGCTAATGATGCAGGATATGTAGCATATGACCCAGATGGTAAAACCAATGGTGGTACTCAGTTCCTTGGACATGAGATATTTAACATACCTGGCCAACCAGGCTCAGGACATGAATATGAACCTTTGTTCCTTGAATCTGATGGTAATGTCTATGTGAAGACTGCTACTATCGGTGGACATGGTGGACAATATGCTGATTTATATGCTAGGGATTTGAAACTTCAAGGCGTCTCGGGTTCATATGGAGGAGTATATTGTGCTGGAATATTAGTTGCTGATAAATCAGGAGCCGATATAATAGCACAGGGTTGGTCGGTTAATGGTAATACAGTGCTAGGATATAAGAAGTATAGAAGTGGTCTTATAGAACAGTTCGGACGAAAGAGTGTTAGTGCTGCTGGCGGTACTGTTGATTTCCCAATAGTTTTTCCAACAGAGTGTATTGCTGTAATACCTGGAATAGACCCATCGGGGATGTATGCAACAAGTGCTAGATGTGATGTTAGACGAACAAATAGTTTTGATTGGTCTTCTTGGCAGGGTGGTACATCTATGTCAACTGGTTATATAACATTCTTCGCAACTGGTAATTAAGGAGGAAAATATGAAGGTCTTCATGGATTATGACCATACAACAGGAATAAGAACTGGATTTTACACAATAGATAATGAAGAGGATACAGCACCAGATACCGCCATATTAATTAGCGAAGAAGTATGGGGTTTGATACTATCTAGTAATAATGACTGTAAAGTTAGACTTGGTTTAAAAGGAGATACACTTAAAATGGGATTTTCTGATCTTATAATTGAGACGGAGATCCCACCACCTCCTAAATCAGAGGCTGAGTTATTCAAGGAGAGTATTGCTGGTAAAACATTTAATTCATTAACTGATACTGAGATGTCAAAAATGATAAGGCTTATGGCTGAATCATTCGGATTAATGTGACTGGCCCAGAAAAGAAGGACCGGTCCGTAAGGAGGACGGGTAATGACAGATACACAGGTAGCAGAATATGTCAAATGTAGTAATGATATATGGTCTATGGAGGCTTATATCATGCATAATGAGGCAATGAGAGCGGCTGCTCGGAGGTTTAATGACGAAAGGGATCGTAGATATGCTGAGGTAAATGTCGAAAAGGAGAAGGCTTTGAAGATAAAAGAAACAGCCGATTTGGCAGCATTAAGCCTGGCCCGAGAAAGTCAGGTATATAAGGATCAGCAAGCAGATGTCATGCGAGAAAAGAATTTAGCAGCCAGTGGAATATATGCAACTAATGCGGACCTGGCAGGGGTGGTTGAGAAAATGGAGAAAACACTCAAACCCATTATTGAGTTTGTCAATACCCAGCAAGGAGCTACAAAAGGTAATGAAATTACTTGGGGCAAAATATTCGCATCTATAGGCGCATTAGGTGTAATTATAGGTATCATATTTAATTATTTATAAAAGGAGGAACAATATGTTTGAAATTATCGACATTAACGAGCTACTTAGAAGGTTAGCACAATACAATTATAAAGAAGGTCAGTTTCATCATACATGGTCGCCTAACAAGACAGCTTATGACGGTTCAGATGCAAGTGCACAGAGACTACAGCAGGGAATGAAAACATATCATATGAATACTATGCATTGGAGTGATATCGGTCAGCATGTAACACTGTTGACGGACGGAAGATTTATAACGGGAAGACCGTTTGGTCAAACGCCAGCTAGCATACTCGGATATAACACAGGTGCATTCGCTTGTGAGACATTAGGCAATTTTGATGCTGGGTTTGAAGTACTTACAGGACCGCAGAAAGATAGTGCATTAAGACTAGCCAAATACTTCGATGATAAGGGTCTATATTTCAGATTCCATCGAGAAAATGCCGCAAAAACATGCCCAGGTTCAGGAATTGATAAGGGCGTATTTATGGCACAGGCAAGAGGTCAGGTTATGGCACCTTCGCCAGTATCAGTACATCCAGGAAATGAATTGGTAAGACAGTTACAGGAACTGGAATATGAAGCAGGTCTTAAAGGTAGTAATGGTAGTGTAATACATGTTGATGGCGTATGGGGCACTCAGACACAGTGGGCAGCACCTACACTCAAACTTGGTATTACAAAGACCAGACCCGATGCCATATGGATAGTTAAATTCCTTCAGAAGAGATTGTTGGCAATTGGATATCCACTTCCTAAATATGGTGCTGATGGAGACTATGGTGCTGAAACTGTAGAATGCATTAAATCATACCAGAGGGATCATTTCCTTGTTCCTGATGGAGTCGTTGGTTCAATTACTTGGACTAGATTGTTAGGGGTGTAATATGGAAAAAGGAAAATTCTTACAAGTTAATGAAGCAGAAATTGGAGATGACGTTCAAGTACCAGGAGTTCAGTTCTCCAAAGTAATAGTGATGTTAATTATAATCATGAATATATGGTTTACAGTAGCAGTTCTTAGTGTATTTGCTAAGACAGGAGTTGAACCTACTTCATTAGTAGTAGCTTTCTTTGGTTTTACTACAGGTGAATTATGGCTTATGGCTACAATTAAAAAGACAAAAGTAAAGGGAGTTGCTATTAATGCCAATAACAAAAGCGGACTTGATCAGGAAATTAACAAGTAGGAAATTATGGTCTATGGTATGTGGAGTTACCACTTTAGTACTTACTGCTCGAGGAATGACCCCTGGTTCGGTAGAACAGATTGCATCGATCATAATGGCAGGTGGTGCAATTATAGCATATATATTTGCAGAAGCTTGGACGGACGTAGCCTATGCTCCAAAAGACACCATAGTATAATCGCGAGAATAACATAGGTTATAATGAAGGCAAAAACCTTGAAAGGGGAGAAGGAAATGAAAAGATTTCGTAAAGATAAAAGGAATCCAATAACAAAGGAGGTAGATGAGATAATTAGTATTATGGCTACTACAGATAGAGGTTCCGATAAATATAAGCAATTAGCTGGTAATTTAGAAACATTAATGAAGGTAAGGTCTAGTTATAAAGACCCATCCAGAGTTGATGTAAACACATTAGCAATAGTTGTAGGTAATTTATTGGGAATCGCTATTATAGTGGGATATGAGCAAAGTCATATCATCACCACCAAAGCATTAGGATTTGTTTTAAAGGGACGTGTGTAATACATGTCCTTCTCTTTTTTGCCTATCGCACAAATTACACAGCCTATAATGAAGAGATGATTATATGCGAACAGTATAATCTGAGAAAGGTGTTGTCCTTGAAGGTTTAGCTGATGGCTATCGAAATACGGAACAACTTAATGGTTAATGGTTGAGCCGCCTAT